CTATCAAAGAAGAAATAAAAGCCTTGCAGGATGAAATAGAAAGAGAGAAAGAAAACTCAACACTTGCACGGTTTATGCGCAACCTTGAATCAAGAGTATATGCAGAGTTGTCCAGGCAACTGGTCAATAACCTGTTTGGAGAAACGCCACAAAATGCAGGTACAATAACACTTGAAGGAAATATCATTGAATACACTAGCGATGGCGTAACATTAACCCTAAAAATAACAGAGGCAGATGGCACAGTTACAGAAATTACGATTCCTATCGGTACTTTTACTTTCTAGTTGCTCCATAACGAATCAGTTTGAAGATACCTATGAACAAAGATTTAAAAATCTTGATGTAGTATCAATACAAGATCTGCAATCTCCAGAATTAAAAAATGTAGCCATACCAAAAGTTAGTCCTGTAGTTGCTGTATACCCTACAGCTTTTACAGATCAAACAGGCCAACGTAAAAGCAATAGTGAGTTTGCTTTGTTTAGCACCGCGATAACTCAACAACCAAACGCACTGCTTATACGAGCTTTAAAACACGCTGGCAACGGAGAGTTTTTTAGAGTAGTCGAAAGGGTTGGCTTGGACAATTTAACAAAAGAACGACAACTTATAAGATCTGCAAGAGAGCAAACAGCCAGTGAAGAAGAAAAAAAGAAAGCACTTAGACCTTTATTATTTGCTGGTATTTTAATAGAAGGAGCTGTTATATCTTACGAGGCCAACTTAGAGTCCGGCGGTATTGGAGCAAGATATTTAGGCATAGGCAACAGCGTACAGTACAGAGAGGACAACATAACTGTAAGTTTGCGCATGGTTTCAGTAGCTACAGGTGAGGTATTGTTGGAGGTATTAAGTCAAAAAACTATATTTAGCTACGGTAAATCTGAGGACATATTTAGATTTATTGAGGCTGGAACCGAGCTAGTGGAGATAGAGCTCGGTAATGCTAGAAATGAGTCATCGACCATAGCACTAATGAAAGCGATTGAGGGCGGTGTTTTATCAATAGTAGAGTCTGGTTATAAAAAAGGGTTTTGGGTTTTACAAAATAATAACGAGGTATTAAAATCAAATGATGAGAAAATTGATAAGCCTACTTGTGATGCTGAGTGCATGGACGAGTTACGCGGCTGATAACGAAATATATGTAGATCAGTCTGGTACTGGTGCGAATATAGACCTAGAACAATTAGGTATATCTAATATAATTGGGGGTTTAAACTCAACGGCTGGCAGTGTAAATCCTTTTGATTTGGATGGCACAAGCATGACGCTTGATATAAATATGATTGGTGCAACTAATAAATTTTTAGGTGATATAAACGCTAATACTTTTACGGGATTATATAATTTTACTGGTGGCAGCAATACTTTCACTATACAAGTAGACCCAACAAACACTTACAGCTCTGCGGGCTCTGACCAAAATATAGCAGTCACAGGAAGTAGCAATACATTTACCTTAAACCAAGGGACCACTGCAATAGCAGCAAACTTAAATTTAGATTGGATTATACAAGGCTCAAATAACACAGTCACATCTAATATAAATATTGATGGCGCAACTAACTACATGGATATAGATGGTAGTGATAATACAGTGACTTACACAGGCACCGGTGTTAATGCCTCAGCGGGTGGATATTTTTATTTAGACCACACGGGCGGACAAAGAACATTTAACATTCAACAACTGAGTACCCAAGACAATGACTGGCTTAAAATTATATCGGTCGGCGGTAATGCTTCTTCTACTGTGTGTGTCATTCAAAACGATCAAGGCACAAGCACTTCCTGCTGATATTGGAGGCATATCTGAACTAAACGGCTCAGCACAAATAGTAAGAGACAAAGCATACGATGCAAATCTAAAGTTTGCGATACAAAGTAATGATGAGGCTATTACTCAAGACGGTAGAATGGCTATTACGTTTCTTGATGATTCTAAAGTAAAACTTACTGAAAACTCGCAACTACTTATAGACGAATACATATACGACCCCGATCCTAGTAAAGCAAAAATGGCGCTTACTTTTGGTTTAGGCACTGCCAGGTTTATAACAGGAAATTTGAACCGTATAGACAAACAAAACATAAAACTGCAAACACCGACCGCAAATATCGCAATTCGTGGAACAGATTTTAGTGTCACCGTGGACGAATTAGGAAAAAGTCTTATAGTTTTACTTCCAGATGCTTTAGGGTTATCTAGTGGCGAGATTGAAGTGGTTACCGCTACAGGATCAGTTTTACTCAACAAACCATTTCAAGCAACTACAGTTAGTGTGTTTGAATCATCTCCCACCAAACCTGTTATTTTAGATTTAACATTAGATCTTATAGACAATATGCTTATCGTCACCCCTCCTAAACAAGAAACAGTTACAGAAGAAGAAACCACACGCACACAAACAGATAGCGTTTTAGATTTTAACGACCTAGACATAGACTATCTTGCAGATGATTATTTAAAAGAAGACAGCTTGGAATTTACAGAACTAGACATAAATTATCTTGATGTAAACTACCTTGAAGATTTATTAAATGTGCTTGATGCTTTAGGTGTTGCCGATGATGAAGATAACTTAGCGCAAGCGACCAGTATACAAATATCCGGTACTTTGCTGGGCAAAGATCCCGATACACAAATAACCGCTCTTATTACGGGCAATCTTGTAAGCCTAAGAAGAAAAGTAAACGAAAGCGTAAGGTTAGATTTAAACGGAAGTGAGGCTTACACAGTGATTTTGATACAAGATGGTGTTTCCAATATAATTAAAGTCAACGGAGGTAGTGATAGTACGATTACTATAAATCAAAGTGATTAATGAATAAACTTTTATTACCATTGCTTATAATATTAAGTACTCCTTTATTTTTTCAAAGCACACCAACCGAAATACTTAAACTTAAAATATTTGATGCCTTTGTTATAACACCAGAACCATCTGAAAACTTTGTCATACTAAACATTACCGAAGAAGATATAAAGCGCGAGGGTGGGTGGCCCTTACCCAGACAAAGACTTGCAGAAATACAAATAGATTTAATTAATAAGGGCGCAATCGGTGTTGGCTGGGTAGTAAGTTTTCCACAAGCAGATAGGCTTGGTGGCGATGATGCTTTCTCAACTTCATTAAAATACGGAACTTCTGTTTTAGCAATGTTCGAAGATGAAAGCGGCAATTTTCCAAAAACAACAGGAACCATTATAAAAGGCAGTGATATTGCAGGTATACCAACCACTGGTGTAGTACAAAACATACCGGTTTTACGAAAACACGCAACTCAAGGTATTGCAAGCGCTCCAACCGAAATAGACAACCTTGTACGAAGAATACCATTGTTGTTAAAAACACCAGATGGATTTGTTTCTGCTTTCGGAACTCAAGTTTTAAAGTCATTAACTGGCAGCCGATCTTATATCATTACAACCAATCAAGTTGGCATTCAAGAAATAGCCGTTAGAGGCATACCACCAATCAAAACAGACTCTTTAGGTCGAAAATGGGTTTCATGGATTAAAACACCAGAAACCACACTCAAAGAAATGGAGGTTACAGGTAGGTTTGTGTTTATTGGTACAACAGCGGCAGGAATTATGCCACAAGTAGCAACACCAGCTGGCTTATTAGAGCCACACAAGATTCAAGCTGCATTAGCTGAAAGTATTTTAATTACTGACTCACCATATATCCCAGACTGGAGCTTAGCAGCAGAAACAGGCATATTTTTGCTTTCAGTAAGCCTTATTTGGCTTGTATTAACGACTTTTGGCATAACTCTAGGTATTACATTGGGTGCAACATTAATGCTTGCTACGACTTTTGCTGGATATTATTTAATCCGACAAGGATTATTAATTGATGTAACCTGGTCATTAATATCACAATTTATTGCAGGATCTACAGCATTTTATTTAAGGTTTAGAGAGCAGTACAAATTACGCCAACAAATAAAAAAACAGTTTGAACATTATTTGGATCCAAGACAGGTTAAACAACTTCAAGATAACCCAGATCTACTTAAACTTGGCGGAGAAAAAAGATATTGCACTTTTTTATTTACGGACCTGCGTGGATTTACCGCTTTAAGCGAAAAATTATCGCCAGAAGAAGTAACAGAAATTATGAATAAAACTTTAACGGTTCAAGTAAACGCTGTGCAAAAATTAGGAGGCATGACGGATAAATTTATCGGAGATGCAGGTATGTTTATATTTGGAGCACCATTAGACCTAGAAGATCACGAAACCAAAGCAGTACAAGCTGCAATAGATATACAAGCGGGCATAGTAGAATTAAATAAAACTTTATCAACGCCAGTCCAGGTAGGCGTTGGAACTCAGTCTGGATTTGCAGTGGTAGGTAACATGGGATCTGAAACAAGGTTTGATTATTCTGCTATTGGAGATCCGGTAAATACAGCTGCACGATTAGAGTCTGCGACCAAAGAAGTAGGCGTAGATATATTAATAGGACACAATACTGCAAAAAATTGCAAACTTGTGTTAAAGTCATTAAAACCAATAAAAGTTAAAGGCAAAGAAAAAGAGCTTAAAATTTATACATGCAACAATTTTTACTAGCAATAATTTTAATATTAGGCGCTGCAACATATTATTTTTATTCACAAAATCAAATACTACAAACTAATAATGCAGTCTTAGAAGGTGCAGTAGCAACGCAAGAAGAGGCAATTAAATCAATACAAGCAGACTTTGAGCTGCAAACACAACAATTACAAAATCTTACGGCCAAAAGCCAGGCCGCGCAAAGAGAATTAAGCAGATACACGCAGTTTATACAAAACTATGAATTAGCGTCTAAAATATTGGCTGACCCAGTAGAAATGGAAAGGAAAATAAATAATGGTACAAAACATATCATGGAAAACATTGAGCAAATCAGTAGCACTATTGATGGTCTTGATAATGGCTTGCAGTTGCAGCCTACTTCCAACTAAAAAAATACAAGTTACTGCAAAACCTTTAGATAAAAAGATTGTGCAGCCAATCATGCCCAGAGAGATTGATCTTAAACAACTCCAATGGATCGCGGTAACACCAGATAATTGGGAAGATCAGTTGTCTAGAATAGAAAAACAAGAGGGTGAGCTGGTATTTTTAGCTATGACAGTACCAGATTACGAAG